CCCCCCGCCCCCGCAAATGGGGGAGGAAACAAACCCACGGGGATTTGCGTCGGCAGTCCCTTGTCCGTTGTGCTCCTCCCTCTGCCCGCCGCGAGGTAAAACAGGCGGAAAACAAAAAAGCCCACACGGCTGCCTTCTGCGGCTTCCGTGTGGGCTTCTTCTATGTGGTGGGGTGTTTACTCCTCCGGACAGCTCTCGAGCGCCTGTGCGGCCTCCTGGGCCTCATTGGGAGGCTTGTCGATGTATGCGGCGATATTGCTGTTCGTTTCCCATGCACGCTTCGCCTCGAGGAGCACGAGCTCGATCCATTTCGTGAGGCGTTCAGCCGTGACGAACAGCTTGACGACCGCCGGGAGCTTCGGATAGACTGTCTCGATCACCGCGGCCAGCTTCAGAGAGCCGGTGCCGGGTCCGAACTCCCGCTCCGCCTGGGTGACGGCAGCGTAGAGGATCCGCATGATGACCCCCTTGTTGCCGCGGAAGATAGCGAAGACGATCGCCAGGATCGCGGCGAGGATCAGGGTGATGATGTCCCAGTGGTTCACGATTGCTTTGAGGATGTTCATGATGATCTCCTTTCTGTTAGACCTTGTGGACGTCGGTCGCGTTCACTCTGCCGGTGTACTGGTTCCCGGTCTTCTGGGTGCTGACCAGGAAGATCTTCCCGCCGCTCTCAATCTGGCGGACGTACAGGATCGCAGTCCGGACCCATTCGGGCATTGTGACGCCGTTGGAGTACTTCTTGACGCCGGCGTTGCATTGCACCTTGTCGCCGACTGCGATCTCCTCCGCGGCAGGGGCAGCGGTCCCGCTCTTAGTCGTGATGAAGGCGTTGAAGCCGGCTGCCTTGAGCTTGTCCCGCTCCGCCTCCGCATACTTCTTCACGCGGTAGGCGCCGACCTGGACCTTGTAGAGCCCGTCGACGATCGTGATGTACGTCGCGAAGCCCTTCGCCTTGATCTTCTCGGCCAGGGCCTCGGCGTTGGCCTTGATCTTATACGCGCCGGTCTGGACGCGGTAGATCGTCTCGCCGGGCGCGGGATCCGGAGCGGGATCCGGCGTGCCGTTCAGCTTGTCCAGGTAGGTCTTGACCTGTTGCTTGAAGGTCTTCCAGTTTTGGAGTGCCTTCGACTGGTTCTGGCTGCCGAAGATATACATGGGACACCAATGCTCGCCGGGCGCCGGCGTGGTGCATTGCACGTCGACGTCGGAGTTGGTCTTTCCGTGTTTCTTCGCGCCCCAGAAAGAATGGGTGACGAGCTTCGAGATCGGGAGCCCATTCTTCCAGAGCAGCCAGGCGGCGATCCTGGCGCCGTTGTCCCTGGCGATCCTGTCATGCTCAGTGCTCTCGTTCTCGATGATCTCCAGGGCGACGGTGGTCATGTTGCCGCCGTCAGAGACGCTGCCGTCGGCTGTGTGCCAGCCGACCTCAGCGGATCCGATGGGATCGGCCGGGGTGAGACCAGTGCCGGCCTTGAGGTTCTGCCAGGCGCCAGTGTCGTCGACGTAGTAATGCACTCGGGCGGATCCCATGTTCTCGTTGTATGTCGCCCGGGTATATTGTTCGCCGTCGTCGTAGACTTTCGGCAGGTCACCGGCGTTGTGGATGGTCACGGCCTGGACCTTACCGGTCCCGCCGGAGAGCTTCTGGTTCTTCTTGAATAGGCTGCCAGGGTTGAAGCCCGCGGCCCGTGCTTTGGCAGCGTCTTTCCATCTGTAACCGTCCGGGATGATGTACTCCCGGATCTTGACGCCGTTCATGGTGTAGGTTGCGTTCGGTGTGAGCATGTTGCTCCTCCTTTCACTCGCCGGCTCCGCCGGCTTCGTCTGCTTGCTCCTGATCCTCTTTTTCTTTCGCTCGATCCTCAAGCTCCCACTCCCGTTCTCGGTTGCGATCCTTGGTGGTTTTAATCCACGCCATAGCCCCGCACTCTCCGCCGAGGGAGGCGAAGACGCAGGTCACGAGCGTTTCCGGGATCATCCCCGTCTCCTTGAAGACGACGATCATCTCCACGGTGAAGGCTGTGAGTGCGACGGCGATCACAAAGAGGATCACGTCCATCGTCTTGATCTTCTTCCGGTTCTTTTTCATGGGTGTCTCCTCAGAACAGGGCAGCGATCCCTTGCGAGGCCAGAAAGTCCTTTTGCTCGTGTTTCACTTTGGCGGCATACTCGAGGGCCTCGTGCATGTCTCCGTTGCAGTGGGCGTCCGGGATCCTCTGGACGGCGCGGGCCGTGGCCTCTCCCAATGCGATCGCGGCGCTTGTGCTCCGGATCAGGATCAGCTCGTGCTCCTGCCGGGCCTTGTCCCGTTCCTTCTCTCGCTCCTCGCGTTCCTTGTCCTTCTTGTCCTGCTCCTTGACGAGCTTCTTCTGATTGGCGTTGTTGTTGAGTACGCAGACGATGATCGCCGCGATGGCGCTGACGAGCGCACAGATGATTTCTACCACGTTGTCTTCCTCCTCTTTGCAGCGGGTGCGCTATGGCCGGAGCGTTAGCTCTATGTGGTCGAGCTCCTCGTCTGCGGCTGCTCGCTTCTCTGCAAACTGTTTCTTGATTTCTTCGTCCACGGTTTCCATCTGTTCGATGAACTGAGCCTGGTCTCGGACGATGTCGGCCAGTTTAGTCGTGACAGCACAGAGGCGGTCAATCAGTTCCAGAGCGTTCACTTCATGTCACCACCTCCGCCCATCCTGCCGGGTAGGCCGCCGGCGACCACACGTTGTTGTCGATCAGACTCTCGAAGATCTTCCCCTCGAAGCGGACCCTGTCGCCCCGCATGTAGGCGTTTGTGCTGTCCGGCTGCTCCCAGTCCGGGATCACTTCCGGATCCGGGATCAACACCTTCGCCCACAGGGAAGGAGCGACGCCGGGCTCCCACCCGTCCTGTGACATGTGCCTTTGCAGGCAGCGCCAGAGGATCCCGTTGTGTCGGATCCTCTCTCCGAGAGTGTACGATGTTCCGGGCGTCCATGTCGGAAACAGTTCCACCCCGGTCAGGGCCGTCTCGTCGTCGAGTCCCTGGGCGGCCTGCTCGATCAGCCTGCGGAGCTGCAGGGCTTTTTCTCGCAGCGTCATATCAATCCACCCCCAGCAGGATTTTCGCCGCTTCCAGTTGATCCTCGAGCTCACCGACACGCCTGGCGAGTTCGGCGCGTGTCGGCACCTCTGCAGGAGGATCGTCGTCCGGGATCTCCGGATCTTCGTCTTCCGGATCCGGGAGGCCGTCGACGATGGCCTGGTACTCAGCTTCGTCGATGATCTCGGCGTATGGCTCCTTCTCTCCTCTCGGCAAGGCGCCGTTGAGGAGGTAGATGTCGCTGTTGTTGGCCGCGACGATGCCCTGGGCTTCCTCAACGGAGTCGCAGGCGACCATCTGGCCGTTGCTCGACTGCCACCTGACGAAGATCGGCTCGTCGATCTTCTCGGCGCCGGTGAGGACGTCGTTGATGTCAAAGGTCTTGATGTACACAGAAGTCCCTCCTCCATACGAAAAGATTGTTGAATAGCTTCCAGATGCTCTTGATGCTGTTGTGGGCGTCGAGCAGCCTGAGCGCCCCATCGAGCAGCTCCTCCCGCTTTTCCAATTGCTTCTTCGTTTGCGGGTATTTGCTCGCCCTCGTGACGGCGCTGTGGATCTTCCTCGACGTCTGCCAGAACTCCTGCAATCCGTAGAAGGTGTAGCGCTTCAGGGCGTTTACACAACGCTGCCGCGTTTCCTTTTCGAGCTCTCTCGTGGTCGTTACGAATTGAGCCTTTGATGTATCTCTGTTTGGTTTCGGTACGGACACTTTCAGGACTCCCTTCGGGATAGATCCGCCCCCTTTGTGGGGGCGGATAGGTTTAGATTTTTGGATTAAATGCAGAAGCCGAACGCGACGCCGCAGGAGTTGTTCGCGCCGTTGGTGCCGCTGATGCCGCTGCTGCCGTTCTTCGCGATGCTGTAGAAGCCCGCCGTGTCGCCGGTGTACGGAGAACGCAGCCACCACGCCGAAGCCGCGCCGGCTCCGCCGTTGAGTTTCTTGATCCGGCTGGCGTCATTGGTGAAGACAGTGAACGGAGCCTCAGCTTCCAGGCTGTAGGGCGATGTGCTTACGCTTTGGTTCACCTCTTTCATGGACGGGATCCAGATCTTGTCCTCCACAGGCGGATCCACGAGGGCGCTCGACTTGTTGCCGGCGCTGGAGTGGACCTTCACCGTCACGACGAGCTCCTGCCATTCGACCGGCAGGGCTGCGAAGATCCGGTTGTTGAGCCATGTCCTCATTGGCGCGGCCTTCCAGCCGCCGACGTTGGTGTTTGTGCTGTTCATCTGGTGGGTCTCCTCGAGCAGGTTCTTCAGGAGGAGGGTGAGATCCGGATAGTGATCGTTGTCCACCCTCACGAAGCTCCGGAAGGCCCGCTCCGAGGTTCCGACCGCCTGCATCGTCCACGTCTCTCGCGGCCAGGATGCGAGCTCCCTGCAGACTGCGTCTCCGAGATCGTCGTCCCAGAGCTTCGCCCAGTAGACGGAGCCCTTGCCGTAGCTGCCCATGTAGCCGTCGTTCGCCAGCTGGGCGCCGAAGCAGAGCGGCGCAGTGTGTGTCGGGTCGCTTGCCTGTGTGAGGCCGCTGTAGGACACGGCGCTTCCGTTCTTGTTGGAGCTGTAGACGTGGAGCGTGGCGTCTCCCTTCTGCTTGCGGATCACGACCATCTGGCGGACGCCGTTGCTCGACACCTGCTTTGCGCTGGCGGACCCGAAACGGAGAGAGCCGCCGGAGGTCATACGCAGCAGGAAACCGTTGCTCTGATAGCTGGAGGCCAGGCAGCCGCCGGCGGTGCAGTCTGTGGCGAAGGCGAAGTCGATCACCAGAGTGAAGGACTTGTCGGTGTTGAAAAGGAGAATGTCCTGGCCGCCGATCTGCGGCTTGAAGTACTCCGTCGAGCCGTCGAAGGTCTTCGGATCATCCACGCTGATCAGTTCATGGCCCTCGACGTTCTCAAAGTTGAAGTCGTGGCCGGCGATGATGTCGGTGGTGTCACCGGAGGCGATGACGTCGTTGTTTGTGCCGGTCGGAGAGAGCACGCCCGTCGCGATCAGAGCGTGGAGCTCTGCGGCCGAGAGCTGGGCGAAGGTCTTCCCGGTCGGGGCCGTCGCCTGAGCGTAGACCGCATGAACGTCCAGATCCTCGCAGATGAAGCCGGTGCTCTTATCCCAGCCCTTGAAGACGTAGTAGATCGCGTAGCCGCCCTCGCTCGCGTTGGTGGGCCTGCTTCCGGAGAACGTGACCGCCTGGCCGTAGTTGACGACCTGCGTCTCGAGGAGGTCGCGGCCGTTGTACCAGCGGACCGTGTAGGTCCTCGTCGCTGCTGCGAAGTGGGCGTAGAGCGTGGTGTTCCCGGTGATGGCGACCTGGCTCAGATCCTCGATGAGGGAACCGTCCTGCTGCCAGGACCAGCCGTCGAAGGTGAACGTCTGGGCAATCGTGGAGGCCTTCGTCGGAGTGGCGATTGGGTTGACTGCGAACTGTGTCGGATCCTCCGGGGCGCTGCCCTGGGCGATGCGCTGTGTGTTCAGCGTTGTCGTGCCGTCGGCAGCCTTGAAGACGACGGTGAAGCTCGGGATCTCGGTGTCGTAGGTGATCGCGAGCTCCGGGAAGGCCACGCCCAGCGTCGCCAGGTCGTCGGCGGAAATCATGCTGATGTGTGCGCTGCCGGTGAGGACGAAGCGATCAGCGTTTTCTCCGGTGTTGTCCATGCCGGCCAGATTTGCGAGCCGCATGAGGAGCGCCGTGTTGTCGAGCTCCCAGTTGATCCCGATGATCCGGCCGCGGGTCAGGTTCGTCGCGGCAGTCACGAGGGCCTTCGTGTCGATCAGCGGGCAGTTCTCGATCCAGACGGTCTGCAGGTTTGTTGCCGGCATGGCGAACGTCTCGAGGCTCGTGAGGTCTCTCGCGATCAGCTGTCGGATGGCGTTGAGCTGTGCGATCCTGACCGGCGCACGCCTGGCGAAGGTGATGCCGGTGACGCCGGATCCCGTCGTGTAGATTTCCTCCAGGGATTTCAGAGCGGACAGGTTGAGGCCCTGGGCGAGGTTCGGGTTGCCGCGGAGGTCGATCTTCCGCATGAGGATATTGTTGCCGAAGCTGACTCCGCCGTTCTCGGAGTTGAGGGAGGTGTTCGCGTAGCCTTCGGCGCCGGATCCGAGGATCATCTGCTGCAGCTTCTTCGCGCTGCTCAGGTCTGCGAACTTGGTGTAAAGTCCGGCCAGGGATCCGATGCTGGCGATGTTGGATGCGCTGTAGATGTAGGTCTCCAGATCGTTCAGGCTGGCACCTTCCGGCATTTCGATATCGTAGCTCTGGCCGCGGGCAGCTCTGACCTTTACCGTCCCGGCGTTGCCGTATTTGACCGTGATGTAGGTGGAAGCGTAGGGCACGATGCCGACGATGTTTCCGGAAGGCTCCACACCTCCCCACTCCTCGGGAGCGTTTGCTCTGAGGGAGATCCGGTCCGCAGTGGAGACGGAGCCGCCGTGCTTTGCGGATTGATAGGGCTCCTGGTATGTCTCGAACTGCTGAAGCTGGTCCTCCTTGGTGCCGAGCATGGCGCGGATGTACCGCTCCTCCTGGGCGTAGATGAACGGGGCGAAGTACTTGTTCCACATGTCCTCGATCAGCAGGCCCTCGGGACGGTTGTCCCGGTAGGCCTTCCACTTGGCGAGGATCCGGGTGGAGCTCCAGGCGCCGGCCGCTTCCAGCGTCCGGAACATGGCGTCGAGCTCGTCCGCATAAAGGTCGCGGATGTTACACCACAAAACAGAGTCGGAGGCGTTGAAGACGTAGGCTGCGCCGACCATGTCAGTATCTTCGAGCCCGTAGTCGAACGTCAGGCCGCCGCTGTTGTCGTTGCCGCTCATGGTGTCGAAGTCGTAGCCGTGGACAATGTTCCAGAGCCACTTCCCGGCGTCCTCGTCGTAGTCGTACTCGAAGAAGGTGTTCTTGGCGCGGTTGTCCGGCAGAAGCCGGCGCTCGGTAACGAGGTAGTGGTAGAGAAACGACGGGACGGCGGCATGATCACCGAACTCCGCCTTGAACTTCGCGGCACGGTAGGCCTCGGAGTCTGTCGCATACTCGACGCCGTTGTATGTTACGGATCCGCCAGGGAGGGTTGTGTCGGGTGCCGCCGATCTGTCTGTGGAGACGACCCACGCGAGGAAGGCCGCCCAGGTTGCCTTGTTGGCGTCTGTCGGTTTCTTGGGGAAGCGGACGTCAAAGCTGGCGTTTCCTTTGCCGTCCCAGGTCTCGCCGGTCAGATCCGCAGACTTGAAGCGGCACTGCAGGGAGTTGTTGTTGTGGATCTCGACGCAGAACTGCTGAGGGTATGCGGTGAGATCCTGACCGAAGACGGCGTTGTTCTTCTTGCTGTTGCAGATGTCGCCGGCCGCGTAGAGAATCGTCTCGCCGGGCTGCAGCGTTCTCGCGCCGACCGTGATCGGTTCCTCCGCGGTAGAAGTGAAGAAGATTGCCGCCGGGTGTCCCTCAATACAGTCTCGGACGGCCGGGTTCGCAGCACGCGCCGGCTTGATGTAGGGTTGGAAGGCGTTGTAGTCGTCCGCCATGCATACGTTGTTCGCGTTCTCCGAGCTTGCGACATTGACCTTGAGGTTGATGTAGTTGACCGGGATCGCGCCGGGCCGCATGGCATAGGCCGTGATGCCGTCGCCGTTGCCGTTCACCCAGAGCGTCGCCGTGCTGAAATCGAGATCGAGATTCAGGGCCGCCAGGATGTACTCGAGCGAGCTCGTGCCCTGGGCCTTCATGGTGACGTTCTCGGCGGTGAACTCATACTCGGCGCCGCCATTTGTCCAGACGAGCGTCACCTTGCAGAGGACCTCGTCGTCCTTCGCTGTGGTCATTTTGTTCGCCCAGATGTGGATCACGCGGAGCTCCGGTTTTGCCTGGGCCAGCTTGGTCTCGTTGATCGTGCCGGTCTCGTTGAAGATGTCGTTCCGCCGGTAGCGGTCCACCATCTCCTCCGGGTTGCCGCAGTCTGCGATGAAGTTGTCGAGGATCTCGGATCTCGTCAAGCTCGTCGCATAGAGCTTGATGCCGTAGATCCAGACGTCGGCGTCTGCAGATCCGATCGTGAGCAGCTGCGGGCTGGCCTGCTGCCAGTTGTCGGAAGACTCGTAGGCGATGGCGCGAGCCGGTACGCCTTCGAGCCAGACGACGGCAAGGCGGTCTTCTGTGGTCGCCTCGATGTTAACGTCCATCTCGATCTTCTTCTCCTCGCAGTAGCGCACGGTCGCAGACTGCAGGGCGCTCGAGAGCGTGCCCTGCTGGGCGTACAGCTTGAGGCCGATGTTGTCAGCCTTACAGCTGAGGATCTCGGCGTCATAGTTCCGGCACTCCGTCACCTTGAAGACGATCTTGATCTCCTTGCCGGAGGTCTTCGCGTTGTCTGCGAAGACAGATCGGTCGAAGGTGACGCTTGTGCCTTTCTTAATCACGAGAGCCGTGACGCCTTCGTTGTCGACCTGGAAGCCACCGTCCACCCAGTCAAAATTCCGGGAAAATGTCAGCGGGTGGTTTGAGCCCTCGCCGTCGATATAGCCGAACTGTGACCGGTTGGCCTCGGCGTTCGTGTGGCCGGTTGGGTCGAGCTTCATCGCGAGACCGCGTGTGACCGGTGTGATGTCGTAGTCCAGATCCGCGACGGCGAGCGTGATCGAGGCGGAAGATCCGCCGCTCGAGACGGAGAGGGTCTTGCTGCCTGCGGTCGTCGGCCTGTATGTCCAGGTCTGCGTGTCTCTGCCGACTGTGACGGTCGTCGCAGTCTCGCCGGTGGCGCCGAGCTGGGCCGTGGCGGTCTCGCTTGCCGGGTTGTAGATCCGGTACTTGATCGAGACGGTCTCGTAGCGCGTGGCCTCCATGGTGGACTCATAGACCGCGACGATGGTCGTGGTGACTCCGGACTCTGTCCAGATGCCGACATGACGCAGCGGCGTCGTGGTGATTGCCTGGCCGTCGACCGTAGTCTCCATCCAGGCGGTGATCGCGTGGGCGCCGTGCGACTGGACCGGCACCGTGACGGCGATCGCCCGGCCACTGGAGGCCACTGTCTGTGTGTAGATGGTCGTGCCGTCCACGGCGACCTTCACCGTCTTCTCGCCCTGGCCGGACGGGATCAGACGGATGTTGAGCGCGTTCCCGCCGTGAAAGCCGAACTCCTCGACGTTCCACGTCAGGGCGTAGGAGACACAAGTGACCGTCCAGGTGAAGGGCTTGCTGTTGCCGTAGCTGTCCTCCACCACGAGCTTCACCGTGTTCGTGGCGCCGGCCGTGAGGTAGGGCTTTGCCTCGAAGGAGAGATTGCCCTGGGCGACCGTCGCCATGCGGACGCGGGTGTTGTTGACGTACCAGTTCTCCGTCAGGCTGCCCGTGGGATCCCCGCTCTCCTTGTCCAGGCTGACGGCAGCACAGAGGATCTGACACGATGCCGCCGAGTCGGAGACGCTGAACACCCTGGACGGCAGCCTGTTTGTGATGGTGATCTCGGAGCCGAAGCCACTGCCGCCGCCGGGACCTCCACCGATGAACGCCGGATCCACGACGTCCTCGCCATTTAGCGTGATGTGCAGGTACCCGGTCTCCTGGTCGTAGGTCACGGCGTCGAAGGCCAGGCCGTCGGCGTGGATCTCGATCAGTTCCTCGGTGTCGTCCATGTGAACAACACGGATCCCGCCCTCGACGGCCTCAATGGCCTTGAGATCGAGTCTCAAAAGGGAAGCGATTTTCTCGGCGAAGGCCCAGATCGGGGCCCGGCGAACTGCTTCGATCTGGTTCCCGTCGACGGTCTCCTGCTGCGTGATCAGCACAGACGCGCCGCTCATGACCTGCGACGCTGTAGGCTTTTCGGTGATCTTTGTGATCGTAGCCATTGATGTCCTCCTTTAGTAGATCGCGGTATAGAAGTACTTCTCGCCGGTCGTGCAGAGCTGATGCGCCGGTCGTGCCTCAGCGTCATACCAGCTCACCTCCCTGGCATATCCCGATCCTGATGTGCTGACTTTGAGCTCCACATAAATCCCGCCAGTGGATCCGCCCGGGTTGTAGACGCTGAAGCCGACAAGCGCCCACGGGAAGATCACGCCGTAGGAGAAGGAGCTAAGACTCGCAGCTTTTGAACTGCGGACGATAATCAGGCTCGGTGTCCGTTTGAATGTCATTGTGGTCGGGTGTGAAGATCCTGCTTGGTTATTGCCGATGTACTGCCCGTGCTCCGATGCCTTCGGGTACACCCAGGACAGGGCGCCGGCTGCCGTCTGATTGAGCACCATGTCGTCACTGTCCGTCGGAAGCTCGACCTGGCTGAGGGTGGAGGCAGAAGAAGCGTACAGAAGCCGGGATGGGCTCCAGGTCGATTTGCCGGTCCCGCCTCTGGCGACCTTCATGGTGCCACTTGTGATGTCGGTTGCAAGGTGGGTGTGAATTGCCTTGGCTGCCAGGATGCCGGCCGGGGTGATGTTGTGGGGGTTATCGGCTTTGACGTGATTGATCAGTTCCCGGATCGCTCTCTTGATCTGCCCCAGCAGCACGCGGAGCGTTGAGCCGCTTTCGATCTCCGTGACCAGCTCCGCCTCGGTGAATGTGGGCGTCTGATTGTTTGTCGAGACGTTGGGGACGTTGCCGAGGCCGACCTGGGCCTTCGTGACATGGTGCGGGTTGTCGGTGTTATCGACGTGCGCGTTGAAGGCCGTGATCGTAGCGTAGCCGATGAACTCGCTGATGATGGCGGTGACGTTCTCGGCGTCGCCCACGGCGACCACGACGTTCAGGTTGATCCTGCCGTAGCCGCTGTTAGCGCCCGCTGGGATCGTTGTGGGCTCGCCGTATGGACTGGCGAGCGCGTACAGGATCTCGCCGTCGTCCGGGTCGATGGCGTAGATGCCGAGCTCCGTCGCGACGAAGTCCTCCTCGATGGAACTGTTGTCGAAGGAGCCGCTCAGGGAGACGCCGCCGACGCCTGTGGTGATGGATGTCAGACCGAACTTCACGCAGGGGTTGACCAGCTCCGTCAGAGGCGTCACGTCTGCCGGGACGACGCCGTTGCCGAGTCCGAGCTTCGAGAAGGTGATGGTCTCACCGGCGAGCGCCTTGATGATCAGCGCACGACCGGCGTCTGTTAGTGTTGGGTTGTTGAAAAACATGCTGATCCTCCTTAGTCTGTCAGGATGTTGCCGAGCTCGTCGGCGAGGGCAAAGTCCAGCTCGTCGGTCAGATACGCGATCACGAGCGCCTCCTGGGGATCCATCGGCGGGACCTCGATCGTCATGACAGAGACGACGGTCATGCCGACATAGAGATTCTGGTGCTCTGTCGTCGCCAGCTCGACCTCGTCCAGCTTCGCGCTCGCCCGCTTGACGTAGTTGATGGCCCGCATGATCCGATCGAAGTCGAAGCTCCCCGCGGCGTTCAGCTTGACGCGGAAGTGGTCAGGGGTTCCGTTGTACTCAAACCACTCGGAGATCTCCGGCGCCACGCCATAGGCAGCGCGGACCGCCTCCACGACGGCCCATTTCGTGCCGGCTTTCTCCTTGAGTGCCCTCGCAGCCTTCAGAGTTGCCCGCTTGCTCTCGATGCCGACGGTGGGATCGTACCACTCGAGAGACATTTCCCAGGCCATTTCGTCGAGCTCTGCGGCGCTCATGTTGTCGATCTGGTCCCATTCCCGGAGCCGCTTGATCTCGGATCCGGGGCCGCGGATTAGTTCGTTGATGGCCTTGGAGAGCGCCACGACGGCCTCGTCGTCCCGCATGAACACAGGGAGCAGCCGGATGATGTCTACGTTCTCGAGGTTCATCCCCATGACGTCAGTCCCCCCTTACAATGTGCCGGACGACCTTGCTGCCGGAGAACTTCGCCACAACGGTCGGGCTGAGCTCCGTATAGACCGGCTTGACGATCTGCACACGGACGGCACCGACGAGATCGTCGTCCTCGCCCTGTGGCGTGAGGATCAGCTTGCGGAGGTAGTCGGGATTGATGTCCCTGTTCAGGGCGGAGCCTTGCCAGTAGATGTACTGGTCGATCGCGCCGCCGTCGCCTTCCACAGCCTTCACGCAGTTCGCCTCGTCCGCGAGCGTCGTGTAGTAGACGAGCTCGATGTCGTAGGTCTGGACCTGCGGGGCCTGGACTTCGACGTGGTCGTTCAGTGGCCGGACGTCGTCGGCGCTGCAGGACTCGAGGACCTTCTGCAGGATCGTCGCGGTTGGGATCTCGCCGCCGTAGAGGATCGGCGTGATCACCACGGAGCACTCGAGCGTCCGGTCGATGGTGATGTCCAGGGACTCGGCCCCGGCGAGGACTCCGGCGGAGACGATCGAGATCATGAGCAGGTTGTCGCTGTAGCTCGCGCTGTAGTCCGTCAGGATCTCGGCAGCAGTCGCCGATCCGTGTGCCTTCACGACGAGGGTGTCCAGGAGCAGCCTGTCACCTCCGAGCACGGCGATCTCCGTGTTAGATCCGTCACCGACGACCGTCATGACCTGCAGCTCTTTCGTGAGAGTCTGGCGCTTGTTCTCAATGATGGCGTCAGCCACCGTCGGATCCGCCTGCATGGCCCAGTATCGGTAGGAAGCCGCCGGGCCAGCCGTGGTGATCTTGTTGGATGCTGCCCGGATCCGCTCGCGGAAGCCGTCGTCCGTCTCGGTGTCGTTGCCGCCCTCAGTGGCCGTCAGGTTGCTCACGTTGTCGATGTAGGCCAGCAGGTCGACCAGGATGTTCAGGCCGCCGACCGGGATGGCGTTATAGTCTACGCCGCCCTCGTCCGCTGTGGCCGTGACGTCGACGTGGGTGCTGCCGGCCGCCAGGACGACCGTGGTGTCCGTGATGAAGTAGCGCTCGAAGTCGCCGGTGACTCGCGTGCCAGCCGGGATGGTGATGTTCATGGGCATTGCCTCTCCAATTGAGAAGCGCAGAGTCGTCGTCGCCTTCTGTGCGTCAATACGCACGAGGCCCGCGTTCTCGCCGATGGCGTCAAGAACAGCGCCCCGGGCATATCGGAGCATCTTCTGCCTGCAGGCGTCGTTGACGGCGCTGTAGACGGCCACAACGATCGGCACGAAGGCCTCGCCGTAGATGCGGCGCTCGTCACCAGGGTACAGAGGCTCGGCCACGCCGTTCTCGAGGGACGTGATGATTGTGTCGTAGATCTCCTTGGTGTCAGTGGTGATGAAGTTGAGATCGCTCACCTCGGCGCCTCCTTTCGTGTGGAAATATAAGCATTTACGCCGAGATCTCCGACGGCTGCGATCGTGCCGGCGATGTCGACGCTGTTCACCTTGAGCCGCGGCTCGTAGGTGCTGAGCAGCCACTCGGCGTCCGTTTCTGCGTCTGTGCCGGCCGTCGAGATCGGTGCATCAACGAGCGATGCGTCGCGGCCCTTGATCCTGTCGTATGGGACCTCACCCCTCGTGATCAGGAGCAGGTTGACCGCACACTGTTCCGGCGTGCCGTTTCCGCTTGATTTCATGATGCACCTCCTACACGAGCGTCAGCTCGTTTGTATAGACCCAGCTGTTGATCCCGTCCGGATGCCCGAGGAGCGTCCGTTCTCCGGAGATCTGGCTGACCTTGTGGCTGCGCTGCAGCACCCAGTCGGGGATCTTCTGGCCGGAGTAGTACTTCGTCCCGGTGATCTTGACCATGGCGCCGACCTTGATCGTGGATCTCTCGGCGGACGCTGCTCCGGCGTTCACCGGCTTTCGGTCCGCCTTCTCCTTCGTCTCGGCGCCCACATTTAGGGCGGATGTGTCGATCACCGAGGTCGTCTTCCGGTCGTACTCCTTGAAAGTGAACGCCAGAGACGCCAGCCGGATCCGACCGAGGTCGTCGAGCTTGATGTTCTTGACCTGCACCTTCCGTAGTTGGACCACCGGGCCGAGAGACTTGCCCTCAAGGTAGAAGTAGCCGGTCTTTGTGACCCTGTCCCTCCACTTCTGGATCTCGCTGCGGACGTCGATGCCGGCGCCGGAGTGCAGCGTAACAGAAAACGAGAGGGGGAACAGCTGCGTCCCTCTCTCGTTCGTCTGCGGAGTGCCTTCGGCGTCTCGGTTGTTGTCGGCGATCTGTTCGTAGGAGAACGTCAGATCCTCGACGGGGTTGACCTTCTTCGTGGAGATCTCGAAGGTCATGTCTCTCCATTTTGCTTGTACGGACAAGCTGATCGCCTCCTTATGTCGGGCGGCCTGTCGCCTGATCTCCTTCGGTGATCGGGTGGGTGTGCGTCTTCAGACTCACGCCGCCGAGGACCAGGTCTGGGAGGTTTCCGTCGGCCCTGCCGAGGATGATCCCGCTCTGATCGTCGAAGATCGCATAGACGACCTCGGTGCCCTTAGAGATAGCGCCGGAGCGCAGGTACCACGGGACGACGACCTGGGCGGACACAAGCCCGGCCTCGCTGCATGGGATCACCCGTGCCGTGCTGCCGTCGACGCTCGTGATCTTTCCCTTCTCGATATATCCCATTAGTAGCCCTCCAGCGGCCGCCGGAAGAAGACGGTCGTCGTGTTCCTGATGTGATCGTGTCTCACCCTGGTCAGGAAGATCGTGCCGTTCCATCCTTCGGCCTTTGTCGTTGTGAGGCGGATCAGACTCGCCGCTGCATACCCGGGCATGAGCTCACGGCAGAAACTCCCGCTCGTGAGCCCTTTGTTCGCAGCTCGAAGGATCCCGCGGGCGAAGCGTGTCGCCTCTGCGTTGCTTGTGACTTTGATCGGATCCGCCGGGCGGAGGATCCGTTTTGTTTTGCTTCCCGGGACCGTGAAGGATCCGGAGAAGCTGCCGGACGAGATCACGGCGGAGCTGTATGCCTCTCCGCTTCTGTCCTGGTAGGCAAATACGCCGTCTGCGCCGATCTCAATGGCTGCCGCCGGCGTTTGCTGCTCGATGTAGTGCTCGTCATAGGTGACGAGCTTCCCGTCGTAGACGATCGCCTGGTAGCCCTCCAGCATACAGAGCCGGGAGAAGAAGGCGAGATCTGTCTCGTTCTCCTGGGCGATGTAGCGGTAGAGCTGATCGGTGCAGCCGTAGTTCTTGTACTCCAGGCCGAGCCGCTGTGCGACCTCGTTGGCGATCTGAAAGAAGTGGACGCCGGTCCAGGATCGGCTTGCTTTCGCGGCACCGATCGTAGGCGTCGAGAAGGCCCGCAGGGTGTAGACGCCGTTCTCCGGTCTCGTGGAATGGATGAACATTCTGCCGGTTCTTCCGCCGGTGTCTCCCTCGAAGGAGATCACGCTGCCGGCTGCCGGCTGCCACATGCTCCAGAAGCCCTTCGGATCGTTGAAGCGGATGGTCAGAGCATCGGCCCGGTCCGCTGCGTGCATGTCGTGGACACAGTAGCGGACCGAGACCTTGTCGAAGATGTCGACGCCGTTGATTATCAGCTTCATGTCGAGATCCTCCACGGCGGCAGAGTCTCCGGCGTTTCGGTGCTTTCGACGATGGGGAGCCGGAGCTCGATGTTCCCGTCGAAGATGATGACGTCGGCATAGTCCGGGTTGAACTCGATGATGTATTTGGCGAGCTTCTCGTCGTTGTACATTGTCAGGGCGAGAGAGTCGAAGGTGTCGCCCGCCTGCGTCCTGTAGGTCAGGTAGCCGGTTACACGTTGCAATACCGTCCCTCCTCTCTGACACGCAGCCACTCCTCCAGCCAGTCAAAGAACTCGGCCTCGTGGTCTCTGAGTTTGTCCATGAGATCCTCGTCGTCGTTGCTGCCGAGATCGCCGAAGGTCGGCGACCAGGTGAAGCCGCTGAAGTCGTAGTAGATGATCGTCGTCCCGCCGGCCATGTTGTTCAGGCTGAAGTCGTCCAGCGTGAGGAGCTTGCCTGCTGTGTTGACGGTGTTTCCCTCGCCGATGCCGAGCATCTCGCCGGCCTGCAGCCAGTACTCGATGTTCTGCTTCCGGAAGGCCGGGTCGAAGGAGATCACGGCCTCGGTGCCGGCTTCGCCTGCAATGCTGATGCCCTCGGTGAAGCCGCCAGCCGCCAGTCTCGGGAGCGAGACGTGGTCGATCAGGCCGATCTCCAGGCCGACATACTTCGAGACGGAGTTGATGCCCTTCAGGATCCCGTTGATCAAGTCGATGGCTCCGTTGATCACGAACTCGACAAAAGACGGGATCAGGTTGAAGATGCCTTTGAACAGCTCTACGACGTCGTTCCAGGCCTTTTCCCAGTCGCCCTCGAAGACATCGGTGATGAAGTCGATCAGGCCGCTGAAGACGTCCTGGAGTGCCTGAATGATGGGCTGGATGCCCTCGATCGCGCCGCCGAGCACGTCGCCGAACAGCTGAGCCAGGAACTCGAGTATCGGCTGGATCGGTTCGAGGATCTCCGAGATCAGAGAGCCGAAGATCTCGATCAGCGGACCGATCGCCGTGCTGATCAGGTCGAGGATCGGCGTGATCAGAGCGATGAACAGATCGAGGATCGGCTGGAGTAGCTGGAGGAGCAGGTCGAGGATGGGCGTCAGCACGTTCAGGACCTCGATCAGAACGGGGAGGACGGCCTCCGCGATCTGAAGGATGACCGGCATGAGGGCGCTCAGGAGCTCGTTGATTACGGGCAGGACAGCCTCGATGATCTGGACCAGGATGGGGACCAGGGTGTCGAGCAGCTGGATGATAATGGGGAGTACGGCCTCCACGATGGAGAGCACCATCGGGAGGAGCTGGTCGATCAGGTCAAGGATGGGCGGGAGGATCGAGGTGATCAGCTCACTCAGCAGCGGCAGGATGGCATTGACCAGCCGGATCACCACGGGGAGAATCGCCTGGACGACTCGCATGAGGACCGGGACGATCCGCTGGAATAGGCTGACAAGCACCGGCAGGATGGATTTGATTAACTGTGCGAGGATCGGGGCGACCAGCTGGAGCAGTTGGATCAGCACCGGGACGATCGTCGTGACGATGTCAATGACCGGCGGGATCAGCTCGCCGAGAAGGGTACCCGCGATGTCGAGCAGGACAGGAACGAGCTCCTGAAGCAGCGGAACGATCACGGGGATCAGATTTTCCACCATGGGCTTCAGCTGCTCGACCATGCCCTCGATCAGGGGGATGATGCCCTCCATGAGATCGGCCGCGACCGGCATGAGCTCGTTGAGCGAGTCGAACATGGTGTTCGCAAGGGGGCGGAACGCGACCTCGGCCTTCTGCTTGAACAGCTGCAGCCGCTCAGCGAAGTCGTAGGTGTCCTCAGAGCAGCCGTTGATCGTCTCAGAGTTTGCCTCCAGCTCCTCGGTGAGGGCTGCGACGTCGAGCGTGCCGTTGCGGATGTTCTCGGCCATCATGGCTGCGCTCTTTGTGCCGAAGATTTCCGCGGCGATGCCTGCCGCTTCTGTGGAAGTTTCCGCGTTTTTGATGGCGTCGACATACTCCGCGATCCCCTGGCTCGCGGTCTTGCCTTCCTTGGTGAAGTTCGCGGTTGCCTTCTTCATGGCACCGAGGACCTCCGACGTGTTGACGCCGGCCTTGTCCAGCTGCCCGATCAGAGCGATCGACTCCTCGAAGCTGTAGCCGAGTTCCTGAAGCTGTGGGGCGAACTGCTGCGCCGTCGCGAGCAGGTCAGAAAAGCCGACGCCGGTGCTCTGTGAAGCCTTGAAGACGTAGTCCATGGCGTCGCCCATGTTCTCGGCATCGATGTTCCATGCCTGGAAGGCCTTCGAGGAGGACTCGATCACGGTCCCGAGGTCGTCGTCGAGCATGTCCGCGACCTGGATCGCCTGGACGGAAAGATCCTGCAGGACGGGCCCGGTCAGCCCGAGGCGCGCGTTGTAGTCTGCGATCGCTTTGCTGGCGTCCTCCATGGAGGTCGGAACGGAGCTGTAGACTGCGTCGAAGTCGTCCATGAGGGCGTCCAGGGCGTCGCCTGTAGCTCCGGTACCGATGCGGATGCTGTCCGTGACCTCGTCGAACTTGCCGCCGAGATCCACGAGATACTTGCTGGCCTCCACGACGGCCTTGCCGGTGCCGACGGCGATCCCGCCGACTGCGGCACCCACGGCCAGGGCTTTCAGGTTCAGCTTGTCAACGATGCCGACGGCGCCGCTGACTGCCTTTCCGAGAGTCGGGGAAATGGAGCCGGCGATCTCGACGATCGACTGTAGTGTCTTGCCTTTAGCCACTTCCTCACCTCCGCTTCCTGTGTGGTGGCTTCATGCGCTTCATGCTTTGTTCTCGCCGCTTCTGTTCCTCAGCGAGATCCTCGGCTGCCTCGGCGTACTCGACGAGGAAGGTCTTTACAGGTCTTCGCTCGATGTCGGCGACTGAGGTGTGGTAGCATCGGGCGAAGTCTCGGATGGCTCGCTGGAGCCGTCGTCGGGTGACTCCTCGTCCGATTTCAGCGTAAAATTTCTACCCACCTTCATGACCTGCATGAGGTCACCGCCCTGCAGCCGCTCCAGGTCGTTGAAGTCGATCTCCTGATTGACTGCAACGATGGCAGCGAAGCCGAGGTAGAGGTGGAAGCTGTAGTCGAGTTCTACGGCGCCGGCGAGGTTGCCGTTCTTGGCGCCGGACGCCTTCATCTTGCGGGCGTCAGCTTCGGCGAAGTGCTGCGAGGTGATGGCGTCGGTGTCGTAGATGAGCTCCTTGACCTTCTTGCCGTTGACGTCGATCGGGTTTCTGAGTTTGATGACTCCGTTCATGTTGTCCTCCTTTTGTTGTAGAGAGGCCCCTGGATCGCTCCCGAGGCCTCTGATTGATGATTAGAGCATGTTCTGGACGGGGGCCATGTAGTCCTTGCCGTCGATGCGGAGCTTGCCTGCCAGGCGGTCAATCAGGAGGAACTCCTTGCCGGCGCAGAAGATCTGCAGGCGGCTCACGCCGTAGGTCAGCTCATTCTCCGGGGCGCTGCCGACTTCGACGCCGATGCCGGGCAGAGCCTTCGGCATACAGCGGACGAAGGCCTTGCAGCCCTCGACGCTCGTGGCGCCGTCACTCTTGACGACGCTCTGGACCCAGCGGAACTCGAGGTTCTGCTTCTCCAGGCGGGACAGACGGCCGAGGCCGGCGTCGATGCCGATCTTGGTGATGGCGAGCTCCATGTCGTCCAGCAGGCCGATGATGGGGACGGTCATGGTGCCCATGGCCTTGACCTCTGCGGTCTGCATGGTGATGCTCGGCAGGGTGAAGTTGACGTCCTTGCCGACGAGCTTGTTGTCAGCGTACACGGTGTCGGCCGCGATTGCGCTCTTGAGATCCATCCACATGATCATTCACCTCCAAAATAGGCGGCGAAGCCTTCGTCGGTGTAGGTCACCCTCATCGTCCCGCTCTTGAAGGGCGGCGTGGGAGTGGCCTCGAGATCCCAGACGAAGTCGCCGTTGACGAGATTGGCCTCCTGGTTCTCGGACTCGACGAACTCGACGGTCGGAGTCCCCAGGAGGGCGCCGATGCCGACGTAGCTGTCGAGGACCTCCTGCTCTGCGCTGATGATGGTGTCCCGCTCGTTGATGTTCATGGGAGCATCGACGCGGACGCCATGACGCAGCTGGAAGCCGTTGGTGATGTGCATGAGCATACGGATCGAGGAGTCGAAGATGGACCGGGGATCCATGTCTCCGCCGTAGCTGTAGGCCGCGGTGTGCGGGCCCCAGAGGACCCACTGGCCGCCCCAGTAGACGGCGGTGGTGATGCCCTTCTCGTTGAGGGCGTTCGCGGTCTGCTGGTCGTAGCCCATGTTGGAGGCAGCGGCGCCGAAGAACTGGCCGGTCGCCATGATGGCCTTGTTGGACGGGGACTCGAAGGGGATGCCGTCGTGCTCGGAGTCGACGCGCTGCATCGTCGCAGCGGTCACCGTGGACAGGTGGAAGCGCCGGCCGCTGCCGTCCGGCACCATAGGCCAGCAGACCTTGGAGAACTCGGAGGTGTAGCCGTTGTCCGTCTTCCATGCGATCGCCTTGGCGATGGTGTCGACGGGATTGGTGTCGACGAGAGGAATGTCCGCGACGACGAAGGCGTCCCAGTGGCCGTTGATCTTCTTCGCGGCGGAGACCATGGCGGTATAGACCGCCGGGATGTGGGACCAGCCGGGGGCGGCGATGACGTTCGCCACTACGTTCTCGCGCTGATAGAGCAGAGCGAGAGCAGCGAGGCCGGTGTAGACTCCGGAGTCGCTGACGGAGCCGATGATGGCGGACGCCTGCACCGCGGAGGTGTTGACCTCGCGGAACGAGACGGAGATGTTGCCGGAGAGCTGCGTCTCACCGATGGACGTGATGACGACCTTGCCGGTGTTGAAGTTGTAGGCCACTTCGTAGTCGGTGCCCTCGACCTTGTCCTGGATGGCGATTGTGTCGAGGATGATCGTGCTGGAGGCGAACTCGCCGCGGCCACCGGAGAAGGCGACGGAGATGCTGGTGTTCTCCGGCTTCCGATGGGTGGTGGGATCCAGCACGTTGATGACGTAGATGGGGCCGACGTTGCCGACCGTGTTGTCGAAGTGCTCGGCGACGGCCTCGCAGAGGGTGAAGGCGTCCCAGTCGCGCGCGTAGCCGATCTTCGCCTGCGCGTCGACCATGTTGCTCAGCTTGATCGGAGCGTTGATGATCCCCGCGTTCGCGTACCCTCTCACGAGGTTGACAGGAGCAGTACCGACATACACGACGACGGTGTCGGAGTTGGTCGAGCTCTTGACCTTGGAGGCCCGGAGCTCGCCATAGGTTCCGTGCTTGTATGCCATTGTTTGTTCTCCTTTCAGAGTAGATTTTGATATGCGTCGGGTGTTTTATGGACGACGCCACACTCAAGCATCACGTCGATCCACAAAAACCAGTAGGGGTAGAAGTCCCAGATCTGCCCCTCCTGCGTGTAGGAGCCGTAGGAGAGCCCGTCGCCTTCCTTCACGAGCCGGAGGCCGGCGATGAACTCCGCGCTCTCGATCGCTTCGAGCGCCCGGTCGGCGAAGTTCATGACGCCGCGCCAGCCTTCCATGTTTCGGGTGTATGCGGCTAGATCCTCGCCGGTTCTCCGGTGGTATCTGTTCCCGCCTGGCTTGGTCGGATCCGGCTCCGGGACGACGATCTCGGTGCCGTGCTCACCGGGCGACCAGGTCGCCAGGCTGATCCGGAGCTTCACGGTGCGCTTGCCGTCCACGAGCTGATCCTTGCCTTCCTTGAACTGCACGCAGAGCGAAGGGATCGGCGCCGCCACATTAGGCGGCAGCCGGTCCTTCGCTGGCACGAACATAGGAAAGGCGGTCGGCGTGACGGTCTCGCCCGGGAAGCCATTGTCGTTCCGTTCGTCATTAGGCAGCTTCAGCTTGAGACCGTTGCAGATGGACTCCTGCGCCCACTTCGCGACGTTGTCGATGATCGTGGTGAGTGTCATGCTGCGCCCTCCTTAGACGGTCCTGTTCCGGCGGAGTGTGATCTGCGAGAC